AATTTGTTTTTTTTTAAAAAAATAGTTGATTTATTTTTTAAAAGTTTATAAAATTGGAAAACTTTTCAAAATACTGGTTGATTTATTTTTTAAAAGTATATAAAATTGGGGTCTCTTGACCTTAACAAGAATAAGTCTTATTCACGTTTTATTTTGTAAAATTAAAAAAAGGGCCCGCTAGGGAGGGGAACTTTTGGAGATTTGGAAACTCGGGAACCCGGGGAGGTCGAGGAACCGGGGGAACTACAAACCCCCTATTATATACTACCCCTATGGATAAATCAACCAAAAGGTTCCGTATTTTATATTATATCTAGACAGAAATCAACCAGTATTAGGAACAAACTGGCCCCAGGGGTGAATGGACGGGGCTTATGCAGTAGTTAAAACTCTAGGCCAATATCATAGGATTTGCACCTAATTCGATGGCCGCCAGTAAAGCCCCTGGCCCGGTCCATTCAGACACTCCAGTTATATAGTAGGAACCACCTTGTTACGCGGCCCAACTGGAACATCTAGGAACATTAACTTGTAGCTAATTTCCCTTTATTATATAGTCCAAAGAAGAAGTACTGTTCAAAGAACTCATCTAGGTTACTATAATAATCAAAATCTGTCGCCTCTCCATTCTCTTTAACTCTCTTAAATAGAGCTTCAAGGCCCATCTCAAAGAGTTCATCTTGTTTATCTGACTTATCTGTCATCAACATGAACTCTTTACTATTAACATGCATTGATGTTGGTATAGACGTCGCTATATGTTCAAAAACAATAGTAGGGGTACCCGATCTAACCATACCCTTTACTATCTTGTCAACTTGGTTTCTCTTACTCATACTACTATTATATTAACAATTACAACAGAAGTCAACCCGTTTATGGTAGTCCGGGGGTACCGGGAGGGGGACAAAAAAACTTATATAAGAGTGGATTTCCGCTAAGATCGCTCCCTAAGATCCATATAACCCCCCCTATTACTTCTCTATTACTTCTCTATTACTTCTCTATTATTTCTCTAGTAACTATACCCATCTAATACCCCTCTTTACTCTATTTCTTTTACTATTTAAGAATATAAAGAAATTACACTCTCTGTAGGTTCCTTCAATCTACCTGTTTTATGAAATATTGAAAGGATCTACGTATTTTATCTGTTTCCCACACTGGAGTACACCCATGCATCAATGGACTATATATTACTACACACTTGTTATACTCTGGCACATTCACTATGATTTCTTTAGTTTGACTATCTTCTATCCAATTCCATCCACCCCACCATTTATCCCATACTTTATTAACAAACAAAGTTATACCGCAATATAGTCCTCTATCAGTATGTGGTGGTATACATCCTAGTCTACTATTGTCTTTCTGATGCTTTATGACGTGAGCCCCACTGATCATCTCGTAGTTTTTAGGGAAGTTTTTGTCTATCCGTTTGAGTTTTTCTACTATTTGGTTTCCGGCTCTGACGACTGCGTCGTTAGGACCATACTGGTCAATAAAGAAATGCTTGTGTTTGTCAGGAAAGTATGATGTTGAACCTTTGTATAAGTTAGGGTTGAAACAACTATCTATATCGTATTGATCTAAGGGTATAGTGTCGTTGAATATTAGATGCATTTCCAGTTTTCTCGGTAAAGACAGTAACGCTCTTCGTTGGTGTCTGTCTTATATACGAATTGCATACTAAGCAGTTCGGTTACTGTTCCTTGGTTCGTTCTACGGAAATAGGGTTCATAGTGCTCGATCTTGTCCCCTATTTTTGGCATTTTCGTAGAATTGTATCTCTTTATACCAGTTTTCTTTGTTTTTTTCATAGTATCCTGACCCTTGTTGTGCTATTATTATACGTCCTCCATCCATATCCAATCGTATGGAATCGGTTATATAACGTTCTCCATGTCTGTTATAGAATTCACATGTCATATTGCCGTGCTTATCTTCCTCTGGCAACATGTTAATTAGTTTGATTAGCTCTTGTTTAGTCATCTATTTCTTACTTTTAGTATGTTTTTTGTAACTCTTATTAAACATTCTATTTGCTTGTCTTTGCATTGATAGTTCTATTTGTCTATCAAACCATTTTCTAAACCATTGTCTAATCTTGCCCATCTAAGTCTTTCCTGGTGATAGGTATACCATGATCACTATATCCTATAACGTAACTATCATGCCAATCCATGCACATAACGAAGCAACTTGTCATAACGTATTTGACTAAGATAAGTAACATTGACATTACTAATAGCCAAATATAGTATTTGCGTTTACTTTGCTCCATATACAAATATGAGTATTACTAGGGTTATCATACCAATACCCGCCACTAATCCTATCAATCTTCTATTTCTCTCTTTTTTTTCTTGTTGTTTTCTGTAGTTTGAAATGCCAAACGTCTTACGTCTATACTCTTTTTGCTTGTTCATAATATATAATCGTGTTTAATTGTATGTCTTCATACCGGTTACTGTTTATGTCCCATGCTAATATCTTATCAGATGGTTGTTGTTGCTTTACTATTGCGTCCATCAATGTATACTCACCTATTATAACTCTGCCAGATAGTATAGATTTAAACTTTATTAATGTAGGACCGTTTTTTAATTGTTCGTGAAGTTTTTTGAAATCTACTTTTTCTGTCATAGTATGATCTTATTAGAAATACTCTGGTGTAAGCTACAACGGTCATCCAGAGAGTTATAGTTGTACCGATATGGAATGGGTCTGTCCATCCCAAACCATTTATAAGTATATATAGTCCTAATAAGTTTAATGGATAATTGATAAGTAAGCCAGTACCAACAGTCATAGCTGTTTCTTTATGTCTTTGTCTTACTTGTGTAGTCAATTATCTCCTTCTTCTAGCGTATGGGTTACGTCCTTTGAATAAATTAGCATGCTCTAATCTTTCACGTTTTTGTTGTCTTAGTACACCTTCTTTAAGCTTTCTTTTTCGCTTGGCTGTTGGCTTCTCATAGAACTCTCTTTTTTTGAGCTCTTGTAACAATCCAGATCTTTCTACATATTTTTTAAACTTACGCATCATCTGATCAAATGTTACCCCTTTAGGTTTATTATTATCTCTTCGTTTAAATTTGCCGTCGAAATTTCTAGCTTGATAGTTTGGTCTTGGTTTTCTCATAATTAAAATTAAATAAACAATAGTTAAATAAATCGCCCCAGAAGTCTTTGGATTTTCCTCTGATATCTGGTTTGTCGTAAAAATATAATGACTCGCATGTCGTTATACTATAAAACCCAGCAAACGTGATATCTAAATTAGGGTACTTATTATCTATTATAGTATATTCTTCATGGGAGTTCAACACCAATATCTTTATATCAGGCTTCAGATTATTCACCTCCTCGATGAGCCTGCTAGTATAGTTATCCCATCTTGCAATAATTATACATTCAACAGGATGGTATGGTGTCTTAGTAATAGATGGGTGTGTAAATTTATCCCAATCCACTCTATAAGTACCTCTGGCTACTCGCCTTGCTGGGTCTTTTATAAACAATCTATGTTCAGACGCTAGGATATTGAATAGTTGATACCCTAAATCGTCTGAGTGGCCGTAGATTATAATATTATGTCGTTTCAAATTATTGGATGTCTGTTTTGTATTTCTAAATTATCTTTGAGTTCAAACTCCATACACTTAGATGAATCTGTTACTTTAGCACGTTTTACATCTAAGCCAGTAAGTTGTTCAAATTGTGCTAATGATCTATGTTTACCTAACTGATATTGCTTTTCTATATCAGGATCACCATTAATAACTTGTTTTAACCGTTCATGTGAACTATCTCTTAATCTACCTGCATTAGCATGATCATCCCAATGCAATTGTCTGTATTTAGTTTCTGGTGTGGTGTAAAGGTGCCATACTGGTAGCTTAGATGTATGGTATATGTCTATTCCTCTAGTAAAGCATTTAAGAGCAATAGATAGCTCATCTTCTTCAAAGTAAAAACGTCTATCATATGGTACTTCTTCTACAAATTTACTTGAACCAAAGATACAACCACCAGATACAAAAAAGCCTCTGATTGGATCAAAAGTGTCTGATGTGTGAGATATCTGTCTACAGTAATAACCATCAACAAATGCTCTTCCATTGATAATTTTAATTTGTCTAGTTTTTCCTTCATCTTTACTTAACGCTGGTGTGCTATTCTCCATATAAAACGGGGCAGGGTATGTAGATAATATAATATCTCTTGTATTATTTTTACCCACTTTACTGTTGTAAATATCATAATAATTTTGTACAAAATAATAATCCCATGCTTTATCTACTAAAGTATGAGAATCTATTTGAAAATAAAAATCTTGATATTCATACATTTCTTGACAATGAGATCTTGCCCAAGCACATCCTTTTGAAGCATGTGCAGGTACGTGCATATATACTACATTTTTAAATTTTTCTAGATCAGTTTTTTCATTTGATTGTTCAAATACACCAATAGTTATATTATCTGGTTTAGATGCATTATCTAACAATGATTCAACTGTTTGTTTGAGTAAAATGTCTCTATATGATACTATTGATACAAATATACTATTCATATTGTTCTATATTTTCTGTTAAAATGTGATGTTTTGGTTTCCATCCTAATGATTCTAATACACAAGGATTAGCACATGTGTAAGTTGCTTCCCCTGTTACCTCTTTTACAGGATATGGTCCTTTACCATATTTTTCTACCACTTCTTCTACTGAGCAAGGCGAACCACAACCAACATCAACACAACCAGTTATATCTTCTCCTTTCTCCATAAGTAATATTATACCATCTGTTACATCATCTACATGCGTCCAATCTCTCTGATGATCAGTAACATATTTAATTCTATCTTTCAATAGCATATCAAAAAACATATCACCTCTAGATGATGGACCAAACACGGTAAAAAATCTTAAACCAATAGAATTTTCTGGGGCAATTTCTTCCATAGCTTTCTTTGTCATAGAGTAAGGGGACTTCCACCATTGATAGATAGATGATGACGATGCATATAATATTTTAGTTTTACCACAATCTGAAAAGTAATCAAATATCTTTTTTGATGCTGTAACATTAACATCCCAATATTCATCTGGCATTTGATGGGATTGTCTCACACCAGCCATAGCAGCTAAATGAACAACAAAATCAAATTTAGGATAATATCCTCTAGGCTTAAAATCTCTGATATCACCAACATATTTTTCAACTTGATAACCTTTATCTAATAATTTAGCTACTAGATTAGAGCCTATAAAACCTTCACCACCTGTAACTAGTACTTTCTTATCCATACATCGTCTCCATTAAATTTCTAATTAATAAAATTAATCCAACACCATTGACTGTTATAAGAGCTCTATCGTTCCACATAAAAGATACTATAAGCCATCCACCACATCCAACTAATGACAGATATAAATCAATGTCTGAATTAATACCTCTAAACGACATAGCAATTAATACAAACACTGACGCTATCCATTTTATATACCAATCAATTGTATACTTCGGAGTTGCGCTCTTAAATATACGTTTTGAATTCTCTAATTCTTCTGGACTAAACTTCGTCATAAAACATTTTCACCAATTTGTCTTCCATTAAATATGCTTCTTTCTCCCATGGAGTCTTTCTGTATGGTGCTACAACTTTAACACCTTTCCATTTTTCGGTTGATGGGCTTAATTGACCTTTAATAAATTGTTTAGCATGCACTAATTCATGAGCTATATTTAGTAATAAATTTCTTAAATCAAAATAATTCCCATCTTCATCGTATTTTGATATAGTAATAGTAGCCTCATTTCGATCACCTAGACATTCACCATAGTTCTCCATGTTTCTCACAAACTCTACGGTAATGGAAATGTTCCTCTTATATGGATATGGTAGTAGGTAATCTAGGCACAGAGCAATAAATCTCTCGATAACAGGTCTGTTTTTAATTGGTCCATAAGTATGAAACTCAATCATTGTTTTCAGCCTCGTATTGATCTCTGTACCGGATAAATTCACCTATCCATTTATCTCTATTAGTCTTGAATACTTGTACTTCACCTGTTGAGCATGCTACTATTGTAACTAATTGACTGACTGGTATATTTGTGTTCTCTTCAAACATTACAGCATAAGCTGACTCTTGCATAAAGTAGCCTGTAACCCATTCTTCTTTTTTAGGTTTACTAGATGTCTTCCAATCAATGATAGATATTTTACCATCATAATCAGCTATTAAATCGACTGTACCAGCACATCTCAAATAGTCAGACATCATCTGACCTTCAATAGTTCTTATGTTATCTATATGCTCATCTGCTTGAGCTTTGAACATCTTAAAAAGCTCATACTCATTTGGCATTGACTCTGGCAAGAGATCTGATACCAGATAATGTTCAATTAGAGCATGAGCTTTCGTACCTTGTCTAGTCGCTTTAGTAGTTATTCTATTAGCTTCTGCTTCACCTACTCTAGCTCTCCATTCTTGGATAGATTTTCTAGACTTGAGCGACGTTATCGATGTTACTGATGGATACGCTCTTGAGATGTCCCCTTCTCTGTGATAATGCCTTTTTCCGTTGATAGTAGTTCTCTTGAGTTGAGGAAACTCCACGATATTCTGGATGAATGTTTTCTGATCTAACATTTTCTCTCGCAATTATATATTCTTTCACAAATCCAGATCTGACTATATCCTCTTTGTGGAACTCTATAGCTGAAACACTTTTCATTTTCATAAGTATCTCTGCTATGTGTCTGAATCCTGATTCTTCTTTCCATAAGTCTGATTGTCTTAAGTCTCCACATAATATAAGTCTTGAGTTGTCACCCAATCTAGTAATAACTGAGTTAAGCTCATGATCTGATAAGTTTTGACATTCATCTACTAATACTATGCAATTATCTAAAGTTATACCTCTTACAAAAGATGTGGTCATAAACTCGACCATCATCTTTTTCTTTAATAACTCGTATGCATCCCCCCTATTGAATAATTTACCGAAAACTTCATGGTATGGCAATTCATACACTGATGATTTATCATCGAGCTTACCTGGTAAGAATCCAACCTCTCTTGATGGTACTGCTGATCGTATGATAACAAGCTTATTGTATACTTCATCAAGTATATCACACACTGCAAGATATGATGATAAGAACGTTTTACCCGTTCCAGCATATCCGTATAAAAATAAATGTTGTCCTTTTTCATATTGATCAAATACTTCATTCTGTGTGTCTGTTAAAGGTTGAACCTCTCTTGGTAAAAATTTGTTTGTAAATCTATCATTATAATCCATCACTCCTTGCATAGCCAGCCTTTTTCTTTGTTTTCTGGTAAGTTTTGACATTTGTATCCTTAATCATTTGCCACCTCTAAATCCATATTTTTGGGCTATATTATCAGTTTTAACTCTTTTAGAAGTTCTAGAATTGTATTTCTTATCTACTGCAGAGCCAGGATTAGCGTCACCTATCCTTTTCATCATGTCGTTGAATCCGCCATCTTTATTATTATGAACAGAAACAGTGCCCCCAATAATATTTGGTGCTGTGACAATTTGTTTTATATTTGGGTTTTCGTTAAGATATGATTCACGGCCTGATATAGAGAGTATCTTATCAAATACTTCTCCAGTATCATTGTTAATGAATGAATATGTAGGCATTAAGAATTACCTCGCATATTTCTATTTAGCTTACTGCAGTCTAACATACTCTAAATGTGTCCACATTTCTTGTTTTTTATCTAAATCTGTCCATATAAAATCTTGTTTATCATGAGGACATCTATGACCATAACCTTTTTCTTCCAACTCAATCATTAGATTATGAAATCGTTTTACTTCTTCCATCCTATTCTTTTCATTAGGATCAACAACATCATCACATGTTCTTACAAACCAAAACATTTCTGAATAATCATATTTCATATTAAATCTTAGAAAGGAGTAATCTACTCCATGATAGCCTACAAATGCTTGATCGTATCCTCCTCTTGACCAAAATTCAGGTTTAGATACGAGATAAGAATTACGTCCAACTTTAGGTCCAAAATTGCCTGGAAAATAAACAAATTCGTTATCTAAAAATACAACATTGCGTTGCACTCTATGTAAGCATCTTGCTGATATAACCCAATCACTGTCTAACAAGAAATTCCATTTGTTAGTGGTATCTCTCATTAGACAATTTTTGGCCCCCTCATTATTCCAGCCATGGTCTTTTTCAATTCTTAAGACTGTCCAATGTTTAGGTACGTTAATTTCGGTAATAGGGATAGTTTGTGATCCATCATCAATAACGGTATAGTCCCATAATCTTCCGTCTGGATCTATTTTATTATACCAGTCAAATATTCTACCCATGATGTCTGGGCTATTGTAATAAGTATAATTTAATCTGATTCTTGTTTCATGAACATTTGAAAACCATCCAGATAATGTCTTGCCATGATCTTTTATTCCAGTATAGTTATCAAAATATGATGTATCACTCATTAGGCAGTAAGTCTGGGAAAGCCTCCTTTACAACCTTTTCAGTTAATCCTTTAACTGGTGGTTTCTTTTGAATCATATTAAGTAGTATCTTTGCATCTTCTGGATGGACTGTCTCTAACATCTCAATAAAAAGCAATTCTCTTTTAGATTGATTAGCAACTGGACGTCCCCCTTCAATAAAGATATCAAACTTTCTTGCTTGTGAATGTAACACTGTTTCTACCTGAGCACCATCAGTTTCAGAATATGGTGGTATAGAATCAGGTAATAAAAATTTAATTGCTGGATGAAAACATCCTTGCAATACTGATCTGCATGCAAAATTATCAGCATGCTCTTTTAGATAAGCAGCTTTAGCTTTCATACTTTTTAGCTTTACTGCTTCTTTGAATATTTCAAATACACCTTTAGTCATCTCAAAATTCTCCAATATGTTCGACAAGATTTTTTAATCTTTTTTCAATGAAATAGTTAAACAATTTATCTCTGCTGTTGCCAGGCTCTTCAAATTGTTCTAGAATATTTAGCTTTATCTCATCAGGTGTTTGAGATAGATCTACTAACTGCTTGTTACGCATATAATTACGCTTAAGCTCTTCATCAGGCAAATTATCAATAGTTTTACCATTAACAACTAGAACACTTTCCATAAACTTTTTACGTAGAGGTTTCTGCCTACCGTTTATTAAACAATCATCTTTAGATAGAATATTAGGTATACCATCACCTCTATCACCTTTTAGAATATGCTCTTCTAAAAATAAATCAGGCTGAGAATTTTTAATCCAAGTTTTTCTAACTGGATCATATTGCTTAACATTAACATAGTTTTGAAGCTGAACATAATCTTTATCACCAGACAAAATTAAAATCTGACTACACCCTTCATAAAACAATTGAACTCCATGAGCATGGCAAATTGTACCAATAACATCATCTGCTTCTGCTCCATCAACTTGAATAAATTGATATGGAAATATATCTCTTAATTCTTCTTTAATCTTGTTAAGTGATGTCCAAATAGTATTCCAATCTAAACCAGACTGATCTCGCCATGCTTTTCTATGTGCTTTATAGTAGGGGAATATATCTCTTCGCCAATAGTGCTTATCATCAGAAGCTATGATCAACTCACCAAATTCATCATAAAATTTTTGTCTATAGCCTCTGATGGCATTTAGCACCATATGACGTAATAAGTCTTCTTGTACTTCAACATTTTTAGCATTGCCTATCTGAACCATAAGGTTAGATATCATTGTTTGGTTTAGGTCAACTATAATCATAATGTATTATTATATGAACTTTTTAACTTGAGTTCAACTAGTCAAGATGAAATTTAATTTCGTGCCCTTCTTGATTAACCATTTTCTCAAATTGTATTTCATGCAAAGTATGCTCTTTATTATATAATCTGTAGATGGCTGACTTAATTGATTCATGAATCAAAAGTAAGTCTAATTGGTTAAGCTTATCATATGGATTGTATGGTAGTCTAGATGTGTCTAATTGATTGAATACATTTAAAGAAATGTCCAAGGTAGTGTCAATGATATGATCATGTAATAACTCTTCCTTGGACTTTTGTGGTATGTCTTCTAGTTTAACACCTGGAAATGGTATAATTTTTGCCATACCATTATTTAGGCTCACTATTAACCCTTTCTTCCAGCGTGAGGGTATGGCTTAAGACCGTATGCAGCTCTTTCAGCATCATCGTCATCAATAGTCCATTCCCTTCGTACGTCTGAATACCAGACACCTAACTGACGTTTAGGTCTACCATCTGGATAATAGGCCATTGATATGCATTTAAATTTAGTCTTATGTTGCATGCTACCACCTTGAAATTTGCTAGTATACGAACCAGTTCTAAGATAAGAATCAAGCTGTGTTTTATACCCTTGATACATTTGCAATTTAGCCAATGCTTTTTTATCACCAGCTTTCCATGCATGTCGCCATCCTGAAATATGCTCTTTGACTTCTTTAATCCAATTTCTAACAGTTTTAAGTGAAAGAGGATCATCGTCTGGAAGATTCACAACATATTCAGAGTACATTTCATACTTGGGAGGGCCAGACTTTGCAGCTTTTGCAGCTCTAGCCTTTTCAAGTCGTTCAATTAATACAGCTTTATCCACCATACTTATTATCCAAAGCATCTACCATGCTTTCGATCCTGTCTATAATTCGCTTTTGCTCGAGAACAATCTCTTGCTGTTCTTTTATGATTTTTTCTAAATCATCAATTTTATTTAATAATTCGTCCATAAAGACCTCCTAATAATTCTTATTATAAGAACTTTTGAGGTCAGAATCAACTCTTGTCAAGCAACGATTCAAGCAATCCTTTCCATTCTACTTGTCTAGACGCCCAAGAATAAAATGAATCAGCATATACTTTTTGCATATTTAATCTTTGATCAAGCATAGCTTTCTTTTCTGGTTTCTGAAATAATTCTATTGCTTCTATCAAACATTGACCAAATGCATTGGCATGTTGTTGAGGGTCTTCATTAAATTGATACATGTATGTCCAATTAGATGCTGTTTCAGGTAATGCTCCTAAATTAGAATGAACACACATTAACCCAGCTGACATAGCTTCCATTAGAGCTATACATGATGTTTCTTGCCATATAGAAGGGTAGGCAAATATATGAGCATTTTTAAGAGCTTCTCTTACTTCTTTATTTGGTACAAAACCATGATTAGTCATCTTAGGATGATCATCTATCATCTTAAACAATTCTTTATAAGGCTCATCTCTTTCTGGCCAGCCATATGCGTTAAATGATGAATAAACATCTAAATGAACATTATCATACATTTTAGATATCTGATCAAAGACAGGTACTAATAATTCTAAACCTCTATGAGGGGTAGTATGATATATTATATTAAGTTGCTCCTTACTATCTGGCTTGTCATGTTCACCAATAGGGTCAATTGCATTTTTTAATACGACAGATTTAGAATATGGTACACCAAGATAAGAAGCATATTGTTGCATCTGCCAATTTGATACCATAACTAGTTTATCAAACTTATCCCATCCTCCGTCTTTTAGATGAGCTGATTCTGGATCTAAAGGTAAATCATGTAACCACAATACTTTCTTTTTATCTTCTTTAAGCTCT